TACCATTCGCGCCTTTCACCAAGAGCCAAACCGGACTTTCTTCGATATGTCAGCTTTTCGCGAAGTTTATAGATATTTCAAAACATTATTTTCAAATTTAAAACCATATCATTTTAACGATCGCTTATCTGATTTATCAAAATCAACGTCACCGGGACGCCGTTTTAAAAGTCTGGGCACCAAAGCTGATGTACTTAGAAACGAAAAGGCCGTCCGAAGTATGCGGTTACTTGCACACAAAATTAAGACAGGTAAATTGCGTAAGTTTCGTCCTGTTGTTGACTTGGTCTCGGCAGATCACAAATTAAATCTTGACACGGGTAAACAAAAGAGCAGGATCGTTTGGGTTTTTCCAATCGAAGTTACTGCAATTGAGAATATGTTCTTTGCTGCACTCAAAGATCGTATTCCGTCTACCTGGGTTCCACGTCCTGCCACACATCATGATTTGTTTTGTTCCTATAAAAGCAAATCTTATGATTTTACGCAGTTTGACGCTCATGTTTCTCGGCCAATTATTAGATTGGCATTTTCTATTCTCCGTGACTGCTTTGATTTTTCTGAATATCAATGTGGTTCAAAACCATATTCAAAGACCAGTCTCAACCGACTTTGGGCCTTTGTTGTTGATAATTTCATCTACACAACTTACGCTGTGCAAGGCCGCATATATAATAAGAAACATGGTGTACCCAGCGGCTCTATGTTTACAAATCTTATCGATACGATTGCTTCTCGCTACATCTTAACCTGTCTGCATCGTATACGTGGTTGCAACGCCGATATTTGTACTTATGGTGATGACTGTCATGTCACTGGCTGCGTGTGTAATAACGAGGCGTATGATGCAGATGCATTATTCGATGTGTCACTTAAAGTCGTTGCACCGAATGAGCATGGGTGCCTTACTTATTGTAAGTCTGAATGTCACTTGGGCGTACCTTTCCATCCTGGTCAGTGGTACAGTAATATTTTAAATTGCTGTCCGCGGTCCATTACACCTCTTGTTGCATATTGTCTCCTATATACTGAGCCGACTGTTGATCAGTTCAAGGAGCTATCAGAGGTAGCCAATTCAGATCTTACTGTCCACCCCCGTCTTGTTGCCAAGATCGAGAGGTTGTTGGATTATTTGGTTACACCACAAAAGGCAAAACCCACTCATTTATAGTAGACTGCG